ATTATTAATAATAATGTGGTATTAGGAACAGGAAACAGGATTGGAGCTTATACAGTCATTGGTAGTAATGGAGAAATGAGAGGAAAAGACCAAAAAGACTTCAAAGGGAAAATAATCATTGGAAATAACAATGTAATTTCTGAGCATGTAACAATTCAAACGCCTTTTGATGCTGAAGCCAAAACAATAGTAGGTAATGACAATATTATTATGGCTCATGCTCATATAGGACATGATGCCGTAATCGGAAATGATTGTGAAATATGTTGTACCTCTATTATAGCTGGATATGTAACTGTTAAAAATGGAGCAAAGATAAAACTTCATTCAGTTACCAGAAACAGAATTACCATAGGAGAAAATGCTATTGTAGGAATGGGTTCTGTAGTTACTAAAAATGTTCCTGATGGTGCTACTGTATATGGAAATCCTGCAAAAGAAAAAGGAGAATAAGGAAAATGAATAAGCAAGAACAAAAAGAATATAATTCATTCCATTATAAAACTAATGAGCGGTATTCTATACCTCCTGAGCAGACTGTTTATTTTCCAGTATGGAATAAGATAAGAGAAATTCTTACAGACAAAGAAACTATAATGGAAATAGGTTGTGGTAGTGGGCAGCTTGCAAATCTCCTTTTAAGAAATGGTAAAAAGTATATATCTGGAATTGATATGGCTGAGGAAGGAATTAAATTAGCACAGAAAATGAATCCTACTAACAAAAATAAATTTAAAGTAGGTGACGTGGATTCATTGGATTGGATAGGAGGAGTAGATACTTTAATTAGTACTGAAGTTTTGGAGCACATTGAAAATGATATTGAAGTAGTAGATAAAATAGCAGCAGGAACAAGGTTTATATTTTCTGTTCCTAACTTTAAAGCTAAAGGGCACCTAAGAACTTTTCAAACATTGGAAGAAATTAAAGAGAGATATAAAAATTTAACCATAATTAATCATTATCCTTTCCAAATAAATAGTAAAGCAGTTATTCACCTTATAGATAGTATAGTATGAGAGTATTAGCCATTGCCTTTGTTTATAATGAACTTCCTTATTTACCCTTTGCAGTTAATTACTATAGGGAACAAGGGTGTGAACTCTATGTAATTGATAATTATTCTAAGGATGGGACTTGGGAATGGTTGCAAGAAAATAAAATACCCTCTCACAGATTTGATTCTAAAGAGGCTTTTCAGTTAGCTTGGTTACAAGGAGAAATGATAAAGACTTTGCACATATTAAAGCCTGATTGGTTTCTTTGGTTTGCCCCGGACCTCTTTCATGTATTTGATTCTACTATTTATGAGACTATTGGACTAATGAATAGAGCAGGATTTAATTTAATAAAATCTCCTTGTTACTCAATAAAGAATACGGGAGAAAAATTTGGAATTCCTTTGCAAAATCATTACGGGTGGGGAGTAGTTAATAATAAGGTTTTACTTGTAGGTAAATATCATGAAAAACTTACTATCAGCGGGGATGGAGTAGGTGTACCAGATAGAAATGTATTCCAAACTGGGGTTATATTTGAGTACGGCACTTGTAAGCCAAAAGAAGTACAAGAAGAAAAACTAAGGAGAAGAGAAAAAGCATGGACTTTAGGAACTCCTCACGGTCACGGAGGTCACTATAGAAGAGGGAAAGAATTAGATTGGGTTTATCCAACTACTTATCCGGGTATGGAGGATGTAAGACAAAAACCTGAGTTACAAAAGTATTTAAAGAAAATAATCAAATAGAAATGAAAAGTCCAATATTAATTTCAGGATGCCACCGCTCAGGAACCAGTATGATTGCAGGTATTATAAATATCTGTGGAGCTTTTTCAGGTAGGGTAGATAAGATGTATGAAAACATTGCTATTCGTCAGGGAGTTTTGAAACCTTATCTCAATAAAATAGGAGCAGATATAAATGGGCAATTTCCTTTACCTGCTACAAATCAATTAGAAGCTATTGTAGGCTGGGATAATATAATTAATACTATTATATTAAAGCAAGGAGGAAATGAGAATACAGAGTGGTTTTATAAAGATTTTCGTATGGTTTTAACCTACCCTATTTGGCAAGCAGCTTTTCCAGAATCTAAATGGATTATTGTAAGGAGAAAAGATAAGGATATAGTTGATTCATGTATGAAAACTTCTTATATGGACGCTTTTACTTATTCTGATGTGAAAGAAAAAATAGGAGTACAGACAACGGAACAAGGTTGGCAGTGGTGGGTTGATAGATTTAAAAAGAGATTTGAAGAAATGAAGGCTGTAGATATTCTAATAATGGAAGTTTATCCAGATAAAATGGTGGAGGGTGATTTTAGTGAAATTAAACAAGTTGTAGAATGGCTTGGTTTGGAGTGGAAAGAGAAAGAAGTAAAAGAATTTATTCAACCTAAATTATGGAAAGGAAATAATTAAAATGGCATTAACAAATATAACAGACGTAAAAGCAATTCTGGATAATACCACATTAAGTGATACCATAATAACTTCATATATTTCAGCAGCCAGTACCTTTGTAACAGGAGCATTGGGAACTTCTACAGTATTAACCACGGCTCAGTTAAAAGAGATTGAAAGATGGGTAGCAGCTCACATGATTTCTGTAACAAGGGAAAGAACAGCAAAGAAAGAAGAAGCTGGAGGAGCAAAAGTAGAATATACCGGAGAATTTGGAGTAGGATTACAATCTACTTCTTATGGACAAATGGCTATTGCATTAGATGTCACAGGGGTATTAGGACAATTATCGTTAGGATTAAAAGATATAGTAATTCAAGCCTTATAACCCATGGGAATATTAGCATTTATAGATAAAGTATGTGTTCAGACGGCTTGTTACTGGGGCAGTCCGGTGGAGGATGGTTATGGAGGCTATACTTATACAACTGCCATAGAGATAAAATGCAGGTGGGATGATGTTTCAGAAAAAATAACAAATCAAAAAGGAAATGAAATAATAAGTAATGCTCAGTTATTAATAACTCAGGATTTAAATGAAGAAGGATTTTTGTGGTTAGGAGCTTTGACAAGTTTAACAACTGCTCAAAAAGCTGACCCGCTGAAAGTAGAAAAAGCCTATCCAATTCAGAAGTTAGAAAAATCTCCATTATTTAAATCAACAAATAAATTTGTAAGAAAGGTTTATTTATAATGGCTCTTAAAAGTACAAAGGATTTTACTCTTAAAGGAGTACAACAGGTAATGGCTAATTTGAATAAGGCTTTGGAGGGGACTAAGCAAGCGTCTTTTAAAGGACTTATTAAATGTGCTATTCTTGTCCAAAGGAGTATGGATAAAGAAAGTCCTAAGGTGCCCGTTGATTTAAGAAACCTCCAGCATAGTTGGTTTGCCGTAACGGTTAAAAATACAATACAAGGGGCAGGAGCATTTAAAGGAGAGGATTCAATTCAATTAGCCGTTGACCATTCAGATACTTTACAAGAGGCAAAAACAATAACAGAAACAAAATCTAATCCTGTTATGATATTTGGATTTACAGCTAATTATGCAGCCTTTGTACATGAGTTAGGAGATGATGCAAGTTTTCAGAGACCGGGAGCAGGGGCAAAGTTTTTTGAAAGTGCTTTAAATAGAAATTATGCAAAAATGTTATCAACTTTACAACAGGAGGCAATTTTAAAATGAACAGTATAGCAGTAGATATAAAAGATATGTTGGTGGCTGAGGCTGGTTTTGTATTCAAGACTAATCTTTTTATTGCTAAACAACCTACTAAAATAAATAATTGTATAACAGTAATTGACACCTCATCAACTCCAATTCAGACTACTTTGGATTCAGTAAACTATTATAATGATTCCGTTCAGATATTAGTAAGACATGAAAATTATTTAGATGCCTTTCAGTTAGCTGAAACCATTGTTAATACACTTCATGGAAAGGCTAATGAATTGTGGAATGATACTTATTACCTTTATATAGGGTTAGTGAGTGGTCCAGCTCAAATGTCAGACCCGAGAGAAAGTAACAGTAAGCAATTAAATATATTATCCATAAATTTTAACATCAAACGTCACTCAGATATTCAAATAAACAATAATTCATCAATCATATAAATAATAATTAAAAGTAAAAAGGAGAATAAATTATGTCAGGTTTTACAGGAAAAGGAACAATTTTCAACCGTTGGGATGGTTCAGCATGGGTAGCCATTGCAAATATAAAGAGTATTGACGGTCCAAATGCCACAAGGGACACAGTAGATGTGACTACATTGGATTCAGTAGGTGGGTACAGGGAATTTATTGGAGGTTTAAGAGATGGAGGAGAAGTCTCAATACCAATGAATTTTACAGCAGCCGGGTTTGCTTTATTTAAAGCAGATTTTGAAAGTGAGGCCGTTCAGCAGTATCAAATAGTATTACCAGATACACCAACAAATACCACTTTGGAATTTGATGGATTAGTAACTACAAACCCTATTGGGATTCCTTTGGATGATGTGGTCACTTGTGATGTTACTATTAAAGTGAGTGGTCAAACTGATTTAACTACTGTTGATATTATTGCTTCTGTAGCAGCAATTTCTAATATCCCAGTAGTAAATGGAACTCAGTTAGCTGCTATTCCATTACCAGCCACAGTAACTACAACAGATGATGATGGAGCAACAGATACTTTGGCAGTTGTTTGGAATGCAGGAACCCCTGTTTATAATGGGTTGACTGCTGGGACTTATGTATTCAGTGGAACGATAACCTGTGTAACAGGTATTATTAATCCAGATGCCATAAAAGCTTCTGTATCGGTAGTAGTAGCTGCTTAATAGTTTGATTTTAGAAAACAAACTTAAATCTTAATCATAGATTTTTAAACTAAAAATAATTTTTAATCAATAAAATTTTTAATCAAATGAAAACAATAAATTATAAAGGAAAAGATTATCCAGTAAAAGCTGGATATTATGCCTTATCCAATACAACAGAAGAATTAAAGAAACAGGGAAAAGAAATGGACATGAATAATCTTATGTCCGGAGATATAACTATTTTAGAACCCTTGTTATTTTATTCACTTAAAATGGGTGCTCATTTAGAGAATGAGAGAATGGACATTAAGAGAGAGGACATTCCATTTGTATTAGATGGGTGCTTTGAGGAGTTTGTGGAAATGTTACCTGAGTTTTTCCCTCAAAAAAAGAAAGATGAAGGTGTACAGGGGGAGTTAAAGAAAAAGAATGTAAAAAAATAATTATAGACTTTGATAAGCTTTGTGGAATAGCTATTTCAAGGTTAGGGATAAGCAGTAGGGAGTTTTATGAATTAAGTCCACGGGAGTTCTTTGAAGCAATAAAAGACCAACAAGAAAGAGAAAAAACTATATTAGAAGTACAGGTGAGAACAATGTGGGAAACGTCAAGAATGATTTCTTTTCATTTGTATCAAAATAATGTTAATATAAAAAAGAATATAAGAGATAAATTAACACCTCAGAATATTTTTAAACTTAGTTGGGAAGCAGAAAAGAAACAATCCATAGAAGAAATGAAAACAATTTTAGAAACCATACATATTAATAATCAAATAAGATTAAACAAACAAAGTAAAGCAAGGAAACAGGGCTAATTTTAATTATAATTAGCAAAAGGTATAAAGTATTATAAAAGGAATAAGAGTGATTACAAAGCTTTAAAATAAGAAATATGAACATAGGGAATTTAACAGCATATTTAGGAGTTGATACATCAGGATTTGAGGCTGCTTTATTAAGAGCAGATAATCAAATGAAAAAAATGGGTAAATCCATGCAAACTGTCGGAAGGGCTATGTCAATGTACGTTACGGCTCCTATTATGGCCTTGGGAGCAGGGGCTGTAATGTCTTTCAAAGGCTTTGAAGAGTTAATGAGTAGAATCATTGGACTTGTTGGAGTGGCAAAAGAACAGGCTTCTGAATGGGAAAAAGAAATTTTAAAAATGGCTCCAGCATTGGGAAAATCCCCTAAGGAATTGGCAGACGCTTTATATTTTATAACATCTTCCGGTATTAGTGGGAAAGATGCCATGGATGTTCTTACCGTTTCTGTTAAGGCGGCAAGTGCGGGATTAGGACAGACAGAAGTGGTGGCTAATTTGGTAACCAGTGCTATGAATGCTTATGGAGTAGCCAATTTAAGTGCTGCTCAGGCTACTGATATACTGGTAGGAGCTACAAAGGCAGGAAAGGCAGAAGCATCCCAGTTAGCAGAAGCAATGGGAATGGTATTGCCTTTAGCAAGTGCAATGGGAGTATCTTTTGACCAAGTAGCAGCAGGGATGGCAGGAATGACATTAACTGGAGCAAGTGCGAGTGAGGCAGCTACTGGATTACGTTCTATATTAGCTAATATTCAAAAACCTTCCTCAGAGGCAGAAGAAGCATTAAAAAGGATGGGAACGAGTTCAGCAATTCTGAGAAAAACTATTAGAGAGGACGGGCTTCTAAAAGCCATGCAGGATATTACTAATTTAACTAAGACCTATGGAGAAACTGCGGTATCAGATGTTATCCCAGATATAAGAGCATTATCTGCTATACTGGATTTAATGGGTAAAAATGCTGATGGGAACGCTAAAATATTTTCAGATTTAAAAAATGCTACTGGATTACTTGACCAATCGTTTGCAGCGGCAGCTCAAACTACTCAATTTAAATTTAATGCTGCAATTTCAGCAGGCAAGGCCTCTTTAATAGAAATAGGGAAAAGTGTATCCACTGCAATCATTCCAATTATGGAAGGACTTGTGAAAGTGATTAAGAATGTAGGTAGTTGGTTTGGTAATTTATCCGATTCAAGTAAGCAATTTATTATTATTACTGCTGGAATAGTAGCAGCTATTGGGCCCGTTATGTATGTAGTTGGTGGGATGATTGCCGGATTTTCAAAATTAGTTGCAATCATAAAGGTAGTTGCAATTGCTCTTGCTGGATTATCATTGCCAATTACTATTGTGGTAACCGCATTAGCAGCGGTAGCAGTTGGATTTTCGTTGTGGTCAGAAAAGGGTAATGAGGTTCTTTCTTTTCAAAAGAAAATGGGCTCAGAAATTAACAAGGAGCTGGGAAGTTTGACTTTATTATTTTCAGGATTAAAAAATGCAGCCGCAGGGACAAAAGAGAGGTCAAGTTATATTCAGGAAATAAATACTCGATATGGAAAATATTTAGATAATTTACTGACGGAAAAAAGCAGTTTACAAGATATTGAAAAAGCTCAAAGGAAAGTAACAGGAGCTATGATTGCAGATATTTCTGTAAAAATGAATAAAGAGGAACTCCAAAATCAATTTACTGAAATTAGTGAAGAATTTGATAGTCAGTTTGGGGCATTCACACAAAAATATTCACAATTAAAAGGTGGGGCAGGATTTGACTCTTTAATTTCTGATATTTATTCAAAATCAGATGAATTGGTTAAATTAACTGGAGGAAATATTAAACGAGGTATTTTAGAATATTCATCAGGGGCTAAAGAAATATGGGATAAATATTTTAAGGATATATCTCAAATGACCGGATATACCAAATATTCCTTACAAGATTTTCAATCTGCTTTTATTGAATTTTCAAAAGTAAAAGGGGAAAAGAAACCTATGTTGGAGTATCTTCAAAACACAATTAATAGTTTTGAAAAAATTGCAGGGGTGTCATCAGCTACTGGAGATGTAGTAGTAAAAGATTTAACAAAGGAGGAGATTGCTGCTCAAAAAGTTGCAGAAGCCAATCAAATACAGGCAGATAAAGTAAAAGCCACCAAAGAATCATATATTAAATTTCAAGAAACCTTAAAAGCAATAAATAAAGAATATGAATTAACTAAATCTTTAACTTCAGACACTACTATATTAAAGGAAGCAGAAATAAAAAATGTAAATGATTTATACAATGCTTACAGGGCTTATTATTTAGAAACAGGGCAAGGAATTGAAAAATTAAAAGAATTATATGCTACTATTCAATCTTTCCATCCTACTGTAAAATTTGCAGAAAGATTAATCCCCAGGATGGCAGAGGCTATTCAATTATCTGTTGATGAGGCTAATAAAGTTTTGGAAAAAGGAGTCCAGACAAAAGATATTTATTGGGGTGCTGATTTTGGGATTCAAAAATGGGTGGATGCTAATTTAGAAGCTGGGCAAAGAGTAAA